GATCATATCGATGCCGGTCACGGAGTCCGTGACGGTTGGACCTGAAGACGTCGAGACGCTCAGGACGATGGTTGCGGCCACTGACTACTCCTTGATCATGCCCTTGCTCGACGACTTGGCTGGCGTCTTGCTCGACGGTCCAGCCGCCGGGGCGGGCGGTGGGGCTGACACCTCGGCGGCGCTGAGGACCTTGTCAACGGTCACCACGCCCAGAGGTGTATTCGCCATGAGCTTGTTGTACGGGTTGTTCTCGTCGTTGGGGTCGCCCATCGGGGGACGGCCGTCGTCCATCCTCGCCTCGTTGATCGGCTTCCAAGGCATGCCTGCGAGCGCCAGCTTGTTGATGCTGGCCTTTGACATGGACTCCTTGATGTTGAGCCGAAGGAAACGGAAGGCGAGGTTGTTCTCAGGGCCACCGAAGGACTCGTCCCAGACGATCTCCCGTGTCATGAAATCCTGCCCGAGCGCCAGCAGAGGACGGAGACCACGATCCTCGGTCATGTCCGCCTGTGTCTCTGCGTTCGCCCTGTTTACATCCATGGTCAGGCCGAGGTCCTGAGGGGAAAGGCCGTAGACGGCCGCCACCTTGCGGACCAGATAGACCAGCCACTCTTGGTACTGCATGTCTCGGTTGGATCCCCGGAAGGGCACGAACTTCGCGCCCTTGGATCCGCCGATGAACGCCATGGCACCCTTGCCTGCCACCTCGCTGAGCCAGTAGGACTTGAAGCCCTCCACTTGCTCAGGGCGGGCTGTCTCGCCGAGGTCGAGCATCCCGTCAGGTGCGGCGTTGGTGACCTGTCGCGTGTTGTACTGGGAGCCGTTCAGCTCCGCGTCGATGGTCAGCTTCAGGGTCTCGAGTGGCGAGAGCCCCATCACCGAGTAGGTGCGGGGGTTCGCCATGATGTAGACCATGTCGCGGTTCTTGAAGGGGACCTCGTAGGTCGGGGTCGGGCAGAACCAGTAGCGGTTCTCGTCGGGATCCCCATCCCAGATCGTGGAGACCTTGATCAACCCGCCATCCACGGCGTGCAGGAAGGCCAGAGAGCCGTCGAGGGTTCGCTCCTTCTCGATCACACCAGCGTCGAGGACGAGGACGTCCTCCATGATCGGCTCGATCCACGAGCGGAACGACTCGACCATCAGGTTGGGTTGGTTGAACAGAGCCCGCAGCTCCTTCTGGAGCGGCTTGCTGTACTCCAGCGTGGAGTCGAAGGGAACGATGTCCCACTCCGCCGAGGACACCTGCGTCTTGCGGATGTTGATCGCGGCGCGGATCCACTCAGAGTGCTCGGCCCAGTTGCGAAACAGGGCTGCAGACGACTTCGATGCCCGACCCTTGTTCTGATAGGCCAGCGTGGCGCTGCCTCTCGGGAGGTTCTTGGGCGAGGTGCGATACCCATAGAGCGACTTCCTCAGGGCGTTCCGGCCCGCAGCAGTCGTCAGGGTTCCGCGAACCTTCGGGGGTGACAAGGCCATCAGCGCGGCTCCTTGAAGTGCGCCGCAAGGATCTTGTCCTGCTGGGCGTTGATGAAGTCGGACTCGAGCTTCTTGTTGGCGGCAGCGATGGCCTCGTCGTAGGTGAGGCGGTACGTTTCGATCCCGGTCAGGAGATGGGCGATGTACGGCGGGACCGTCCGCTTCCCGTCGCGGAACTCCAGCTCAGAGGGCTCATCCCACTGGAGCATCACGCGTTCCCCGTGTAGAGGACCGTCGTGATGTCATGGACGGGGCAGAGCACCACCTCGGGGAGGGTACGTCCCTTCATGAAGCAGGTGCATTCGGTCACCATCCCGCTCGTAATCGGAGCTGGAACGAAGGGAGTCCAGCGCCACGGGACCTCCATGGGGGCATTCGTTCCGGGCCCCACCTGAGGCTGGGCGCACCGATGCTCGGGCCCGACCCACCACACGTTGCAATCTGGGCATTTGAACGGTGCCATCAGGCTGTTCTCACTTTCAGGCTGCCGTAGAAGAACTCCTGCCCGCCGAGGTCCATCGAGTACCCGAGGGCGTCGACGAAGTCGTCGTGGCCCTTGGGGAAGGACAGCAGCTCGACCTCGAACGCCGATCCCTTGAGGGAGGAGTGGTGGAAGACCTTGTGGGCCTCGTACTTCGCGGCCACCGCCCGGGCGCGGGTCGTCTTGTCGACGTCCGCCTTCTTGCCCTCGATGGGGATCTTGGGGTAGGTCTCCATGACCTCTTGGACCAGAGTCGACTGGAACTGGTTGGTCTCCACAATCACCATGCTGATGTTTGGGTAGGCCAGCCAGCCGTCGTGAACGAACTCGGTGTGGTGCGACTCGCGCTTGTCGCGGTAGGCCGAGAGCACGAAGAAGTCACCCGTCTCGAGGTTCTCGGCGGTGGTCACTCGAGCGGTGTAGTCAGCTCGTTCGCGGACAGAGGAGGCGAGGTCGACTCCCATCCGAAGGAGCCACTTCCCGGGAGGGAGGACGTCGAAGTGGGTGAAGGGCCCATGGAAGATGTTGCCCTCGAGGAGTCCGCTGATGTCGTTCTGGTAGGCGCAGGAGAAGAGTGGAGAGCCCATCTCGTCCTTCTCCTTGAGCAGTCGATCAACCGACCAGTATTCAGGCCAGTACGAAACGAGCCGACCATCAGGACCCTCCGTGAGCGCGGAGACCACGTGGCTACGCCAGCCCATCCCGCCATCGGCGAGTGGCTTCATGAAGATCTCGTACAGGTCTTCCTCGCCCCATCGGGTCCCGATGGCGACCACCACCCCATCAGGGGAGAGGCACGGCTTGAGGGTCTTCTTGAACCAGACCTCGACCGCCTGCCGCTGGTCGACGCTCTGGGTGTTCTCCTCGTCGAGGATGTCGTCCATCAGGATCAGGTCGAGGCGCTTGCTGATGATCGCGCCGCCAACGCCGACGGCGAACATCGTGACGTCCTTGGAGGTATGCCAGCGCGAGCCAGCGACCAGCCATTCCTTGTCCGTCCACTTCGCCGGAGAGGGCTTGCTGTCTGGGAAGACCTCGCGGTGCAGGGGGTTGCTCTCGACCGTGTACTTGATGGCCCGGGAGAAGTCCTTGGCCTGCGTGTCGGTGTTGGAGACCATCGCGATGCGGAGATCGGGGTACTTCCCCACCAGCCAGCTACACAGGATGGTGTTGTCCCACGTGGTCTTCGCCCCACCCCGGGGCAACAGGTAGATCTCGTTCTCGCGGCGGGACATCGCATCGAGGGTCTCGGTGACCATCTTGCGTTGATGCGCCGAGGGAACGTACCCGAAGACCAGTTCGCCATAGGCGAAAACCGCCTCTGGCCCATCAGTTCTTGCGAGGGCCACCAATGCGTGGGAGCGGAGACTCACCAGAGTCTCCGGGGACGAGCCCGCGAGTTGCTTCGACAATGCCTCGGAGAATGTCAGGCCCGAGGGATCCAGTGGCAGAGAGGCTGACTCCAAGGGAACGCTCCTCGGTGATGGCGCTCGGCTTCCCGAAGAGGACCTGAAGCCGGTCAATCAAAAGGGCCACGTCCTGCGGCTTGATCACCACGAGGGGCTCTTCGATCCATTCGTTGGCGCGGAAGACCTTCCGGGTGCCCTTCATGTCCTCGCGCATCTTCATGATCGCCTCGTCGATGGCGTCGATGGCGTGGTCGCGGACCTCGGCCTCGCGGAGGGCGGCATGGTCGGCGCGGTGCTCGATGTACTTCGCGGAGGCACGGGCACGGTACGTCTCGCGCTTCTCCGCCCAGCCGCCTTGGCGCGCCTGGACCATGACCGCCGGGTGGGCGGTGATCCCGTGGGCGCGGCACAGCTCGCGCAGGGACATGGTGCCGGTGAGGTACTCGCGCTCGAGGGCCTGGTAGTCGCGGACCCGGTTCGTGGTGGCCGCCTTCGGCTGTCCCGGCCTCCGGTTGCTCCTCGCCGCGACGAGGGTCTTACGGAGTCACCGTCTGGGATGATCGTAACTGCGGGCCTCGGGCTCGACAACGGGGTGGACGGATGCACGCGAGGCGCGACACGCGTTGGCGGCTGGCGAGGGTCCGTGGGACGGCCGGACCTGATCGGGGGGCCAGGGCGCTGGCGCGGAGGCGCGTCGGCAGTCGGACCATTGGACCGACAGTCAGGCTCGACGCTCGATCGCCAGCTCCGTCGGCCGCGCCGGAACTGGCCGGCAAACGAACGCCGGCTCCGGGGTAAGTCCCTGGGGCCGGCGTCGTCTACGGGTCAGGTCAGCGGGTGTTACCGATGGTCACCGGGGAGGGACTGTCTGCGAGTCTCGGATCTTGCCGTCGAGGCCGTGCGTGATGAGTTCCCCTCCACCGCTGTTGCCCAGGATTTCGCGGGCTCGGTCCTGCGCCTCCTTCTGGGTGCTGAAGAGGCCGCTCGCACGTTCTGAGCCCTCGTCTCGAACCGCCCATTGACCGTCTTCGGTCGGGGCGACGTGTCGGTTGTTCTGAGCCATGATCCACCTCCTGCGGTCCGCCCGGTTGGGCGGTCTGCGCCTGTTCTACGGGGAGCCCGACTCCTGGCTCCCCGCAGCCGAAGAACCCTACGGAGAGTCACCTCCTGGTTCAAGTCGCCTGCCGCATCAGCAGACGTTCCGGAGGTATGTGCAAGTGTTGCGCCTCGACACCACCGGGTCATGACGGTCCGTCATCCGGCCGGCAGCACCGCCAGACGTTGCTGCCCCGGCGACCGAGCCGCTCGAGGCGTGGCCGGACACCGCCGGGCTCGGCAGGACGCCGTCGCGGGCGGGCTTCCTGATCTCTCTCGTTGTGGCGGGACGAGCGGGACATGGCCCCGGTCGGCCCGCGTCAGATCAGATCGACGACCGCCTTGTAGGACTGACCGGCCAGGCGAACAGCCCCGGCGTCGAGCTTGGCCGGGACGCCCACGTTCGAGTCCCCGGCTCCACGACGCGGCTGGACGGATGCACGCGAGGGGCGACGGCTCGTTCCCGGGACTTCGCCCTCGGGAAGACGAAGGGGTGGGGGCGGTTCACCGGATCGAGGAGCTGGTCTCCGTGATGCTGACCCTCGTGTAGATGAGCGCCTCTTCTCGAGTGAGGGTCGCGGCGACGGTCAGCTTTGGGGGGCGACCACGTCCGTCGACGTCAGGTGGCTGAGCGTGGGAGTTGACAGGACCCGGGCAGGTAGTGGTCAGGTCAGAGGGTCGTCCACCTGACCGCGTAGACATCCATGGGCAGGTGCGATCTCGTCGCCGTTCTCCGCAGCCATCGCCGTCTCGCCGCCGGCCGCCCTACTCGCCGAGCGCCTTGAGGATGAGCGGGAACGACTGATGGAGGTCGCGCTCCCAGTAGGGGTGGTAGTGGGTGCCCACGTAGGCGTAGACGGTCCAGGTCGCCGCCCAGCGAGAGCAGCTGCTGATTGAGGACATAGTCTGTGCGTCGAGCGGCATGATCGAGATCCCTCCGAGGCGAGCCGGCCGAGGTCGCCGTCAGTCTACGGGCATGTCGATTCGCCGGCGGACGGCGGGCTTCCCCTCCGAGCAGCTGCTCAAGCGGCTGCCGATGCTCGCTTCGACCAACCCGGAGCAGCAGCCTGACACGGCGCAACCCAGGCTTCTGAGACAATGCGTGCATTCCGGGGCGCCAGAGGGACGAGCCGTGACAGCCGGCCATGCGAACGCGCCGGGGGAGGCGCGCCGGGCGCTCGTGCTCCACGACCCCCCGCTCGTCGTCGACCTCATCACGCTGACGCTGAACCACGGCCTCTTCGTCGTTCGGGCCGCGCGCACCCTGGCGGAGGCCGACGCGATCCTCGCGCAGTGGCGCCCGGACATGGCCGTGATCGACATGGACCATGACGACAGCACCACGCTGCTCGGGCGGATCGGGTCCTCCAACAGCCTGACGCGG